ATTTGCACCACTTCCGGTGCGTCTCCGGTCGTCCATTGATGCACTGCACCTCTTATGATTTCGCCTGTTTCTCTTACCATTCCTGGCACATACTCTTGATTCCATGTTAGCGTCAAAAACCATACTGGCGTCAGTGTTTTTGACTCCATCAACATTCTTGTCTCCCAGTCTTGCCGCTGTTTGAGTCTGCACCCGAGACATTTGCCACATGGTAGTAGCATCACGTCTGTGCGGTATGCGAGGCTCTCATATGTTGCTGTTGGATTGTGTGCTCTTTCGCGGTATGTTTCCAGAGTCATGATTGACCCTGTTATGTTGTGGTCATTTGGATTGTATACTCTGATGAGTGGTCTTGCGCAGCTCATTTATTTACCTCCGTTAATATATTTGTTCATCGGATTAAGATTTGGCACTTTGCCGCTTTTTGCTTTGTGGTCAGCTCCGCTTAGTGCGTCCACCGTGTTGCTTCCGGCTTTTTTGCCGCTGTTGTTGTTTTGGTTGAGCCATCCGGTTAAGTCTGGAAAGTCCGTCTGATAGCTGTTGTAACCGCTGCTGTGCATCTCTCCGCTCGAGTCTGTCCAGTTCCAACTTTCGGCCTTTGTTTTTGAGTAATTTGCTGTTGTGCCCGAGATTGTCGGCATACTTGCTGCCTGCGTTCCAACGCTTGGTGCGCTCATGCTGCTTTGTCCGATTGTTCCGTGTGCGCCTGTCGGAGTGCTTGCGCCGCCTTGTTGGTATGCGAGTATCGGGTTCAGACCTGCTTTTTCCATATCGGCCATTGCCCTTTGATAGCTTGTGTTACTCATGCGCTCCTGCCATGTTCTGTTAGCTGCTGCCTCTGCGGAGTTGTAGGACATTGCCGCGTCCTGCTGGATACGATTGTAAACGCCCTGCTGGATAGCTCCCAGAGTGTTTAAGCCCAGTGCCAGGAGAGAGTTTTTGTTGTTTTGCATGCTCTGCATGCCCTGCGCTTGTTGGCTCTGCCCCAGAAAGTATTTAGCCAGCTCTTTTGTCTGGTCCATGTTTACGCCGCTTTCGCTGGTCATGCTAGAGCCGCCTTCGCCGTGCGCTTGGTTGTAACTGTCAGCTGAGGTGCTGCCGCTGCCTGATGTGCCTTTGAGTGCGTTAAAGATGCCTGTTCCGGCGTTTATAAGAGTGCTTACGCCGTTTAGTACTTTCGCGCCTGTTGATATGGCTCCTAAAAAGGCTGGTATTGCCATTTTCAAAAATAGCCGGGGTTTTGTCCCCGGCTGTCTCCTTTCCTTAGTGATGGTCGATGAGGCCGGGAATGCTGTACACCGGCATACATCTGGTTGTTTTGTTCATAAAGTAGAAGTCCGCGATGAAGTCTGGCTGATTCTGCACCGCCAGTGTTCTCTTCATTTCGTTGTCGGTCTGCTCCATCCATGCCGTACTCAGCGTGGGTAGTGCGTCGTAATCTTGTGCATAGTGCCATGCATCGAGGCTCTGTGCTGCGTTGCTTCGGAAAAGTCCAGTTACTTTGCTGGGCTTGTACCTGTAGTCGGCCCATGCCTCTTGGTAGCCGAACGCTTCTTCATCTTTCTTGTTGCCCTGTGCATAGATTTCTTTATTGAGGATGGCTTGTTCGCCGATGTTTGCCAGTACCGGCCAGTAGTAATCATACCGGCCTTTGCGGCTCCACATGCGCTCGATACCCTGCTGATAGGTCTGGTCTGTACGGACGACTGCCAGGCCCATAATGTAACCATGCTCAGTAAAGGACTTGGTAAACATGGGTTTGTTCATCGTGGTAACACTTAGCGCCGCTGTGTTGCCCAGCGGACTCGTGCTGTCGCTCGAAGAGGTCTGGATAACCTGAGACACGTTGATAGGCAGTCTGTAGCCGCCCAGATACTCCGGAATTTGCATACGAGAGTCAGGAGAGATAACCCCGAAGTGCTCGCGCAGTACCTCGCGGTATCTCGTGCCGCCTCGCGCATCTTTTTCGAGCAGTTTCTGAATCTGGAAAGCCTGCCGGAGCTGGTTGATGGTTGCTGCTGTGACGCTGCTGAGGTCTGTTTTTAACGTGAGCATTCCAAGGGCGACGTTTCCTGGGTATGCTGTGAGTCCTTCTGTTTTTTTGTCTTCGTTGTATATGTGGAAATTAGACAGGTCTTGACTTCCTTCGAACTTAGCTCCGTTTTCTTCGTATGCGTAAATTTTTGCGGTGTCTCCTAGCGGAATAGTAATTGGCTCGCCTTTCTGTGGCTCCGGCAATGCTCCGGTGTAGTAGTCGAATACTTTCGCCGCCTTGAGAGGCTTTGCCAACGTGATAGCACTGTCGTTGGTAGCGCTACCGTCGTTTTTGCCGGTCGTGGTTGCATCCGTCACTTCTACGAGCGTCGGCTGCGTGACGTTCTGGTTTCGAAACCACTCGTTGTAGATTAGGCCGTATGCTCGACCGGGCAGAGCGCTTACGCTGATGCCTTTAACTTTGGTAGGTAGTCCCAGATAGTCCGCCAGCGTACCTTCTTCCCATCCGTCTGCCGGTGCTGTTACCTGCGGCACACTGTACTCCGTCTTAGGCGTCCATGCGGTTTCTTTGTTTTCGCCCATAAACTCCTTCCAGTGCTCCCACAAGAGTCGGTTTGGCACGAAAAAGAAGTAGAAATCACAATAGGCGTTGTCCATCACTGGGAAGATGGGTGTTGCCATTCGCATGACACAGGCAACGTCGATTTGGTGCGTATCACCCGGTAACACCTCATCCAGATAGATTGGGATGAGGTCGCCCGTGTTGAAGGTCGTTTTGTTGTCGCTGTTGCGCTGGAATCGGCTGCGGCTCACTCCGACTTGCGGATTCTGTGCGAAGTTGTATTCGCTGTTGCGGTTCATTCTTTCACCTCACTTTTTTCAGCCGGCTTTTCTGCTTCGGCTTTCTTTTTTGTTATGCCCATTTTGTCTGCCCATTCTTGGGTTCCGTAGGCCATGATGTATTTTTCCACATCGTTGTCCCACTTGTTTTTGATTTCGATGGGCAGCTTGTCAAACTCTGCTTCCGCTTTCTTGATGCGTCCATACCACTCGTGGTAGTTCGTCGGCGCGTCCGAAATATCGGTCATCGTCTCGCTGGTCTGCCAGTCCTGACTGCCCAGTGCAGTCGGGTCGTATGTTGCCCGCTTGATGATGTTTTCGATTTTGGTCTCGTCCAGACGGCTTTGGATGAGTGCATAGACGTCCTTTTCTCCGGTTTTTACCAGCTCCCGGCCTTCTTCCGTTACCTTGTACTCATATTCCGGCTCACGTCCGTTGCCGGTCAGGCTCGTATGCCTTACCTGCCCGCTGTATGCGCTCCGAAACTCACTCATTGGGCTTGCCCTCGCATACCAGCGTTTTGATGTTGTCCACAATCTCTCCGGTCTCATCCTCCATGGTGCAGATGTAGTGCAGCTGAAAATCTTCCGGCTTGATGCTGATAAGGCTGTCTTTGTTCTTCTGCTGGTTTTCGAAGAGCCGGCTTGCGACTGCGTCGTTCTGAAATTCGATGAGGCCGCTGTAGTTCTTGGCGACCTTGTCATAGATTGCGTAGTATTTCTTAAACATTAGAGTCTAGTGCCTCCTCTCATGTTCTTCGGGCTGACGTTGACGGCCTTGGTCTTTTTTGCCGTCTGGGTAAAGACCTTTTTGTCTTTACTGCTGGTCATCTTCGTGCGTTTTGCCATTGCTGTCATCCTCCTTGTCGTGCAGCGCGTGATAGATTGCATCCAGTTTTTCGAGAATGTCCATCATGATTTTGATGGCGTTCTTGATTTCCTTTGCGTTGATGATTGCCATTACTTCACCTCCATTTTTGCCTTTTGGTCTTTGTATTTGTAGATTTCTTCTATGATGGCTTTCGCCTCCTCTACAGTATATGCTCTTTTGAGCTGTCTGTAAAGCTTTCGGATGAAATATTCACATTCGTTCGGTGTTTCCGGCCCTCTGTATCCTTTATACAGTTCATAATATGCTCTATCGTACATTTTTGTCCTCTTCTATTACTTCGCAGTCTTCCCAGTCTTCATCGGTTTCTTCGAGTCTCTGAAGTACCCAGTGCCATGAGTCGTTGAAATACTTTCCGTGGATTCGGTAGGTATATTTTCCTTTTTCTACTTCGTTGATGTCTTCTGCCAAGACTCCTCCTATTTTCCTGATTGCGTCTGGTATCGTGATGGTATATGCGCTGGCC